CGACTTGTATAAACAACTTCAACAGGCGAGTTTTCTATTGTTTCCGTCGGGTATCGCAAAGTGACAATTTTTACTTCATGCCCGCGATCCTGTGCCATAGCAATAAAATCATTCCACAACGTCGGGTCTGCGGTGTAAGTCTTATCGTAATCAAGCGCAATTAGCATTAGTAATTGCCAGCATACACGTTAAACCGCTGACGAGTTGCCACCAACGAATAGGGCAGGCTCATGATGTCGTCAGGATTGTTGATCCGCTTAATGTTGCGCTTGGCAACCATGGCAATACGCTGCACTTGTCGCGAAGGCTCTACGCCAAATTCAGGCGCAATCTCGCACGCCAAGTTGTAACGGAAGGCTCGCAAATAGCCAGGAGGCAGCACGATGTCAGTGGCAAGCGTAGCCGGCTGGGTGAGCTCTTGCACCGAGATAAAGTGCCATTCCAGCGTTCTGGTAGGCTTGGGGTAAATAGTCATGGTGATGTTGGGCATGGTCATATTCACCCAAATCACCTGTGGATATGTCGAGGTAACGGTTTTGACGGCAATACCGTTGTATTGTTGTTGATTGATGAACTTTACGCCAAACGATACGTTCGTGCTGGGATCGCGAAAATATGTCGAATCTTCCAGCAGCACCGGGCGATTGCCTACAAAATCGCCAGTCGGCCCAAGCGTGCGCGTGATTTCGTCAGTCGGCCAATTGAATGTTTGGTCTTGCGTGTTATAAACAGCAAGACGTTCAGAATTCCAAGAATCCAGCATTTGATTCATGGCATTTAGCGCATCGGCAGAGGTTTCGGCAGATGGCGTTTCACCTTCAGCCAGCACGCCCAACAATCGCAAAGCGCCATTGATAAGATCACCGGCTGTCGCCATGATTTTCCCCTTTACGCTGCCATCTTAGGCGGCCTGCCTCGACGTTTTACTTGCAGTTGATTAACAACCGGATCCGGTTGTTCTTCTTCAACTTCTTCAATCTCTTGAGGATTATAGCGCACCCAGCCGTGCTCTTCATCAAAAGCGGCTTCCATCTCAAGCGTAGCAATCTTGGTGCCGTGCCGAGGATGTTTCAGATAAATGTGCATGATTTTCCAAATTTTTATAAAAATGGAAGCCAGCCTTTTGAGCTGGCCCCCATTCACAACATCAAGCCGAGCCCTTCCACAAGCCCAGCGCTGTCAGCGTGTTCATGATTTCCTGAACCGCCGCCAGTTGAGTCGCCCCAAACGATGCCGAAGTGGCAAGGTTTGAAGTTGCTTGCACGCTTGATGCGCGCTGCGTTACGGGGGCTTTACCGTAGAATCCCACGGTGCCGCCAGACTTGCCAATGATAGCCGCGTCAAGCTGCGGATCTTCAAAGGCCACACCAATCGCTTTGGTATTAGGCATCTTTCGTTTCCTCGTATAAATCACCGCCTGGCTGACGCCTTAAAAACATATGAAAGTTCCCCGCCTTAAAAACATATGAAAGTTCCCAGGGTATGCCTGCTCAGTGGTGTGATGCGTGATATCCAGGTCAGGCACAATGACAAGCTGACCGCCTGCATCCCGCCAGTTACGGCAAAACGCGTAGTCTTCGCCATACCAAGTGCCTTTGTGCGCCCCATGATTGAACAGATCCACATGCGGATGAAACTTGTCGCCATAGATCAGTTCAGGATAGGCAGTCATGAACTTATTGACCGCCTCCTTCGTTATCTTCAAAAACCCTGCCGGTGCAGAATGCGCTAGCAAAGCTCCGTCTTCACGAACCATCGGAGTGCCGTCTGAGTGAGATAGCACCGCTCCCATGTATTCCTCTTCGTCCTTCTTGAACCGATATGTGCCGGCGACTACATCGCCTTTCGTTTCAATCAATGTTAAAAGGTCTTGAGGCTTCCATGACACGTCATGGTCAATGAACACGATTACATCCGCTTTGGCATCCAATGCTTTGCGAAGCATGGTTGCCCTGGCGGCCGAAATGTACGGACATCCAATCTCGGACACCATACCATCTTCCCAGCCAGCCGCTTGAATTAACGGAATTGAAGCCGCCAGGCTATCAAGCGTCTGCTGATAAGGTTTTTTCAGAGTAGGAATGCAGAAGATAACTTTCATGGGTTTTAAGGGGGCCGAAGCCCCCTGTAAAGTTACGCAGTAGCCCAGACGCCAAGACCAATCAGCGTGTTTTGAATCTCTTGCAGCGCGGCAAGCTGAGTCGCGCCGAAAGCAGTAGAGGTAGCCAAAGCAGACGTGGCATGCACAGCGGAGCTGTAAGCACGCTGCACAACCGGGGCCTTACCATAAAAACCGACCTTGGAGGTCGCGGCAGAGCCAATCGTCACGCCGCCAGCGCCAGATCCAAGCGCAACAGCTTGGCCAGACGCGCCGACATTCAGGGTTTCATTCAGATTGCCGTCGCCCGCTTGATACCCATCACCAACTTTAGGAAGAGCCATAATGTATTCCTTTCAAATCGTTTAAAACGGGGGCCGAAGCCCCCGAAGCAATTAGCCCCAAATACGGCAAGCCATTTGCGGACGGATTGCGCTGTAGCCATACAGCACGTCAATACGGCAAGGCATCCGGTCATTATTGATGTCGTACTGGCGCACAACACGGAGGCTGATGCCGTTATGCACAGCACGAGCGGCCATGTCCACACCTTGCGGCAGGAGCAGGTCGGCGGTGGCGAACGTAATCGCGTCCTTGTGGTACAGCAGGTTTTGGGCGTATTGAGAATTGGCCGAACCCAGCATGGTGATGTCAGCATTGTCAGCCGGGAAGGCGGTCACAGTCGCCAGAGCATGCGCGGAAGTGTAGAGCGCCGGAGCAAACTTCAGCGTGCCCGACGAAGACGCGGTGAGGTCTTCGGTCACGGTGAATTGCATCAGGCTGCCGGTCGATTCGCGGGTCTGCGGATTGACCATGTACACGCCTTCAATCGTGAACACATCGCCCACTTTCCAGGTCTTTGAGGCGCCGGTGAAGGTGATGTTGAGCTGCGAGACGCCTTGAGTGGTCGTGGTGCCATCCACTTCAATTCCCGTGCCCCAATCGCCGGTCGTGTGCTGCTTGATCGACTGGCTCATGTTGATTTCTTCCAGGCCCAACACGCCAGTACCCATCAGGCCATTCTTGAACTGACGAGAAATGGTGTCCGTGGGGTTGAACAGACCCTTCATGCCTTCCACCAGCGCGGCGTTAGCAGCCGGGTTAACGGTGGCATAACGGGGCGACATAACAGCGGCGTTTTCGTTCAGCTTTTGTTGAGCTTGCAGCAGAACCAGCGAGGTGCTGGGAGTGGTGCCGGGGGTGCCAACGCTGTGAAAAATGCTCTTGTAGGCATTCGCCACATCAGCGTCAATTGAGGCCGCCAGTTGGCTGATACGCGGCTTTAGCACGCGTTCTGCGAAGTCATCCAATTGCATGGTGAGTTCGGCAGAGGTGAAGTTAATGCCGATATGCTTTTGCGATGCGACGGCCAGCGTGGTGTGTTGTTCGTTGTCGTCCTGAACTTGCAGGGCGGCACCGTCAGTCACCAGAGCGCGGTCCGGCAGGCGGATACGCAGGCTCGAGCCGATCTTCGCGCCTTCAACGGCGAAAGAATCGTCATATTGACGGTTAACGTTGCGGGTGAGCACCAGGTTGTTCTCGAGGATCTCAAGAGATTTCCGGGTGATCATGTCGATAGTAAGCAGACTATTTGCCATGATGTTTTCCTAAAAGAAGTTAGCGGTTGCGCTGCGCCTCAAATTTCCGAATTTGCCTTTGCCGTTCTGCTTCGATCCATTCCGAAACGCTCATGTTTTTGGTTGAGCGCGGGTCGGTGGTGTCATAAGCAGTCCCGCCGGTAGAGCGGGCCGTGACGGGCGCAATCGGAGCTGGTGCGCTAGTCGTTTTCTTTGCGGGAGGATTGTCAGACAGTTTGACTTCAATCTTCCCAATTTCTTTGGCTTGCATATACGGCGACAAGCGAGAGATTCTGTCCGCTTCTTTCGGGTTTGTCCCAAGATAATAGGCCAGGTCTGGCCCAATATCAGAAGCCTGAATCGTTTGCGCCATCACGTCAGTGATTCGCAGATTAGGGTTATACGCGACCTGTTCAAAGTCTTCGTATTTGTCCCGCGCCTGCTCTTCTTTATCGTGATAACTTTCAAGCAACGCGGCTTGTTGTCTTGCCTGTTCCCGTTGAGCGACCAACTCTTCAGCCTTTTGATATGCCAACGCTTGCGCATAGGCTTCCGGGCTTTCAAACTGATCTACAGGGGGCAATTCTGCCGAAGTAGCAGACGTTACCGTTTGCACTTCTGCGGCTCTGCGTTGTTGCTCTCTTTCCCACTTACGCTGTTCTCTTGCGAGCCTTTTGCCAATTAGCGCATCAACTTCTTCCTGACTGAATACTTTGCCAGGCTTTTGTTCTTGCGATTCTTCGGCAACTTCCGGCGACGAAACATCGGGTTCAGGTGAGGCCGTCTCAACCTGTTCCGGCGCGGGTGCTTCCGCTTGTGCTGCGACTTCTTCAGTCATGGTTGATTCCTATGGAATCCCTAGTCATGCGGACTAGTACGCTGTAACTATTATGAATAATAACTGATATTTAATTTGGCGCCGCCAGTTTGTTCAATAAACTTGATTCTATTTAGGTCGCCATCGTATTGAAGAGGCACACCAACAGCAAGCGGCATGCCTACAGAAGCGGTGGGCGCAGTCCCATCATCGCGCCATCTTACGGCCTGGCCTTCAGCAACGATAAGCGCAAAACTAGGCTTTGCATTAAGCCCGCCGCCGTTAGGCGTTACGGCTGGGACGGCCAGTCCTTGAGCAGATGACAATGAAGTGATCTGTTGATAACCAAAAATAGTGGTAACTGCTTTCAAGTTCATTGCCATGTTTAAAATCTCCGAGGCTCAGTAAATGATCTGAGGTTCATGAAAAATTCTACGCTTACATCAGATGGGGCAGGGTCAAAAACCCATCCCGTGTTATTGCCGGCATCAAAGATTACATCGTCGGCAGATGTCGGAACGACATGCCTTCATAACTCATTTCAAAATCAAGTTGAACCATTTTTTTAAAAAAATTAAAGTTTAGTAACAAAGGCACGAAGAGTTCCACTAGCCAAATCAATGGTGCCCCCTGTTTCATTTTGAAACCTGACGCTTACAGTGTCGGCGGCAGACACATAGGCGGTGACGTTTATACCTTGCAGGTCGCGGCTAAACGAAGCCACAGCATAATCACCAAGAATCGCGCCGGTGACTGTTACCGTGGTTGTTGCGCCTGCTCCATCAGCCAACGATGGCGGGTCGTATGTTGCAGAGCCGGTTAAACGGGTGCTCAATTCCTGTTTGTTAATGACCCAGTTACTTGCCTCAAAATCGAACCAAGCGGTCACCAGCATCACTGTCGTTACGCCAGAAATGACATAACTCGCTGCTCCCATAACGGTAAATGCAGGGTTTGCAGGAGTAAATGTAATGGAATCAACCCGGCTCCCGGCTCTTCTTCCATACACGATGAAAGTCAAATGATTATGTCCGAAATTTCTGTCATTCCCAGCATCAAAAGCCAAAGAAATGCTGATTGAGTTTCCGCCTTTGATTGGGATTACTGAATTGTCCGCGGTGACAGCGTAAGATGCCGAATAGCCGCCAAGTCCGTTGGTTGCTTGGATCCTAGAATACTGCTTTCCGCCAGTGTTTATCAGCACTGACGATAATGCAATATAAAGACCGTCGTATTCATACGATGCAAGGCGCGGGGAAAGTTGGTAGAATTTTTCTGGAGCAAACTCGTACATTCCGTTGATTGTTAGCCCAACACCTCCAGATGTGGTTTTAACAATGTCAAAAGTATTGCCTTCTGTGTAAAAAGATTCCAGTGTGTTGCCATAGTATGTGCTGGCCGTGTTATTCCCAGCAACAACGCCAATCCCATTTAGTTGAGAAACAAGTCGTTTTGCTTTGAATCCGTATAGGCTTGCACTGTGAATCCCTACAGCGGAATAGGTTGAGTCTACGCTATTCAAATTGACGCTAGCAGCATCGTCTCCTTCAATTTTTACCCCTGCCCCGATGAAGAAATCGATTGTTCCTGTCGCTGATGTGCTTTTTATCCAGGGATAAACTGTAACATTAGTCCCTGAAATCGCTGTCACGATATACGGCTCTCCGCCAACCACTGCCAGCATATTAACTGCAAGGTTTGCAGGAACAGAGGACAGTGTTATTTCAGATCTTTGCGCCGCAGCGCTTGCGCTGCCTGTATTTATTTTGCCGGTGTACGAATGAGACGATCTGTGATCAGCAGAAATACTTGAGCCGCAGTAAAACGTGCGCACATCTCCAAGGTTTAAAAGGGTGTTATTCCCTGTTGCCGTAACTTGTACCCCAAATCTTAAAAAACGTTCTGCACGAATTTTTTCAAAATTTGCGCCCCGACAGTTTTCAAAAACCATCCCATCTTTGCAAAGTCTGTTTGCGTAAGGGTTGGAACCAGCGCCATAAACTTCTAAATCGCCAGCAAAATAAACTCCTGAGTGATCAACAAATTTAATCACCCAATCCATTGTATTTGCGGCAGTAATTACCGCATTGAAATAGAACGTAGACCCAGCACCGCCAGTTGAAGTAATCGCGGAGGTGACTTTGAAGTTACCTTCCATGACTGCATGGCATTTGTTTGACTGTGCATACGTAAAAAACGCATTTATTGCAGAGGTGTCGTCAGCGATTCCATCGCAAACAGCACCAAAGCCTTTAACGTGAACAATGTCTCGCAGTGTGCTCTCAACGGTGCGAGAAACAGTCCCGGCTCCATCCTGAATAAATCCAATCAAAGCCGATCCATTACTAGCAGCCAACAACGGCAAAACTACACTGCCGTTTCCTGTAATGTTGTCATAAGTGGCAATCGTAGTGCCGGCGCTATTGGCAAGAACAAACTTATAACTTACTGCATCAGTCAACCAAATTTCCCCACCACTAGGCACACGCCCAGCCGAATCCAACACAATCGGGTTAGCGTGCGCGACGTTGCCGGCGTTGGTGGTGTAGGTGGCTTGCGGCGTAGTGGTTCCGGCTGCGTAAGTGAATACTTTGCCGCCGGAAAGCGGATCGCCATTGTTGTCAAAAAACTGAGCGCCTGCACCTGCAAGCATCGACAAATTAACAGTCATGTCGTTCCCTTACGCCAAGAATTTGAGTTTGTACAGCGTGCCGTAATACAGCCCGAGGATTTCATCAATAATGTTATGCAAAGGCGTGC